GACGAGTATTACAATGGAATTATTAATGTTAGAGTTGGCGGTTCCGATAAATTGCGCAAGGCTTTGCTAGAACAAGACATCAAGGCAAAACAATCCAACACATAAGGTTAGCGGGCCAGTTTGAAAATACCGCTGTGGAAAAGGCTAGGGTGATACCTGCACACGTAACATACTGATCGACTCTCCAGAGAGAGGAAGCCATCAAACAAATTGGGCTCACTGGTTGGTATAGATAGATTGTTGGCTGTCGAAAAACTGCACATTACACATAAAAACTCTTTAGCACAGGAACGAAGCGAGAGGTAGAAATATAGTGTATTAGCTATAATTTAGAAATTATTGCTTATAAGCTATATTTTGATGTCGACGTAGGTTGGGAAAGGTCAGAGCCCATTGTGTAGCAGTATAACAAACACCTACTTCCAAGTCTCGGCTGGTGGCGAACTCACATGAAGCACTTTTTTGAGACGACGGGACCGTAACAGGTTCCGTCTGACTGAAACAATCTACATGAAACTAAGACGCATTACATTCGTAATGCGTTTCTTCATATATAATTAATCCACTTATACATAATCAAATACGAAGTAATTAGTTTGAGCGATAGCGAAAACTTGTTTCGTGAAACGAAACATATAAATACACTTGTATTAGTTAGGACTATCTAAAAATGAATATCTTTGAAATTGTATCTCTAAACGAAAATGTGGAAAGAGTTCCTGGTCAAAATATGTGGCGAATAATATATCCTGAAGAAATGGGTAGAACTCCTGACATTATGCCAACACAAGAAAAAGCTCAAGCAAAATATGATCAAGAAGTTGAAAGATGGAGATCTTCATCAGCTGAAAGACAACGTCAAGAGCGAGATGCAAATCGTCAAAGAGCAAGAAATCAGAGAGAGCGAGATAAGGAAGCAGCTCGTCGAGCTAAACAAGATACTCAGACTTCGCAAGCTAGAAGAGAAACAAGGCAAAGATGGACTAGACAATTTGCAAGAATTCGCACAATAGGAGGCGCTGGAGGATTTGTTATAGTTTCTACTCAAATGTGGGAAACTGCAATGGATCAAATGATGAGAAACTATAGATCCTATGCTAACGGTGCGTATGGCGACATTAGTTTAAATGACCAAGGCGAGCCAAATAATCCGCTTGAAGCAGGACTAGCTCGTCAGGCGTACGAATTAGCACAAGCAAGATTTTTAGGAGCCTGGTGTGCAACTGTAGTTGCACCTCAAGTTTATTTTGGTATTAGAGCAATAGTTGCATTAGGCGTTGCAGGTGTTAGAAGATTTGTAAGGCTTATAAGAGGTGCTAATGTTGCATCTACAGTTGCATCTGCTGCGGCTGGCCCTCCAGGTATAGTTCTTGGTATAATAAAATTTATTCTAGTTGAAGGCTTTATGTGGGCTGCTATCGGATTGCTTCTAAACAATCAAGCAGCACAGCGATCATTAGCTAATTGGATAGCTACAAGTTATTTTGGCAACTTATTAGCTGATAGAGCTACAAACATACTTCAACTAGAAGCAAACATAGCTGCTGATATTCTTGAATATATTAGTGATGCTGCTAACTGGGATACAGAAGAACTACAAGGAACTCTAAGAAATATGGAAGAACTATCAGGTTTGTCTGACGATGAAGCTAAAAGACGTGTATTACAAACAGATGCTACCCAAGGCGGGCAAACACCGCACGGTGAATTTAGAGGAATAGACAATCCTGATGCAGTATCTCCTAGTACAACATCAGGATCTAATCCTTTACGCACTCCTGGAATGAATTAAATTAAAGGTTGTCCTGTCTTTTTAGCAGTTTCAATATTTTCTTCAACAATTTTATATAAAATTGAAATGTCATCAACGTCACTGTTAAAAAGATCAACAGCTTGAACACCGCCGCGCATATACCATGCAACTTTATAGATATTATATTTTAAATTTTTAACCTGACTATCTAAGTCATCGCTTAGTTTTTGTACGTCAGAATCCGAGAAATAAACTAAGCTGTTACGAAAAAACTTGCATAATCCAAATTAGGAGTTGCTTCGTCTTCATGTTCGCATTGCGAACAAGTTACAGAAACTTTTGGAAGTTTTGTAACTTCTTGGTTACTGAGATATGCTTCTTTAACTGCATTAAAGAATTCTTTGTCACCGTTAACTAAAAACTCTTGTATAAATTTTGGATTGTCTTCTGTTTCACCGTCTGGAGTTTCGACTCTAATAATAGTAGTACACACAGCAAATTTTGTAATGTCAGCAAGTTTAGTGTACATTTCGTCAATGCGTTTTTGTTTTTCTTCGCCTTCTTCCATTTTTGCTATACTTTGATACAGTGTTCTTTGTATTTGAATTGTATTTTGTTGTATCTCTGTATACTCTTTATATGTTAACGGACGTAAGAAAAATTTAAATCCGTCAACTGCGATTTCGTAAGTTTGATTTTGACCAGTAGATTGTGTGTAATCTAAAATGTATTGTATACCTAATTTATAAGTGTCTTCGTTTTTGCAACTTGAGCAAGTATTTGAAAGTTCTATGTCTTCACCGTAACTTGCTAGTCTTATTGATGCTAAGATATAGTCCATATCTGACATTGGAATAAGCCATGCATTTTTAATTGCAGGAACACAGTTTTCAATTACTTTTGTAATTGCGTTGCCTGTGTACAATGCATCTGGTGTTTTAATACTAATTTCGTCATTAGCCGTCATACTATAGACTTCTAATTCTTCTGCTTTATCAAGAGTTCCTTTTGGATACCAAATTCCTTTACTTGGAAGGTCAATGTACAACTTTGGTTGACGTTTAAATTTTGATAAAGGACTGTTATTTTCCATAGTAGATTCCTAGCATAAATATAATGTGTAATTATTTATATTGCGTTTTTTTGGTTCAAGGAGATTATGAATGGCTGGCGGACAAGGCGAAGGTACAGAAGATCTAGATCGTAATTCTGGCCGAGCTGCTAGATCAGTTGCAGGATTAGGAGCAGCAGCAGAAGCAGTTGCCGGTACGCTTGGCAGTCTTTTTACAGGCGCTCCAAAATCGGTATCTAGTGTTGTTGATTCATTAAACGGACTTGGCGCTGGTATTAGAATTGCAAATGGTGCTATTAGTGGCTTTGAAGGTTACGTAGGAGTTTTACAAGCACTTTCGCAAAGCGGCATACACTTTGGAAATCAAATTGACGAAATGATCCTTCAAGCAGGCGCTGCAAATATGCAAATTGGCGACCTTGCTAGAATTGCTGGAGAAAGTTCTGAAAGATTAGCACAACTTGGCGCAGGTGCTAATCAAGGTTTACAAGGCTTCTTGTCTGCTCAAGCTGATTTCTTTGAAAATCAAAGAGATCTTGACATCAGTCTAAGACGTTTAGGACTAACAGTCGATGACATTAACGATAGATTTTTAACTTACGATATGATCTCAGCGATATCAAATGTCACTGACAGACGAGTTACAGCTGAAAGAAATAAACGAGCTACAGAATTTGCTGAAGAACTAGATCGATTAGCAAAACTAACAGGTAAACAAGCAGACGAATTAGCAAGAGAAGTCGAAGCAGTTGCACGTGAAGGTAGAGTATTTGCTGCAATGCAAGACATGCCTGAATTAGGTCAAAACGGTGAAAACGTAAGACAGCAGTTTGCTACTGACTTGGCTGGCTACGCAGCGAGTTACGGACCGTTATTAGGCGATTACATGAAGGATATGGTAACACAAGGTTTTCCAGATCCTAATGATCCTACAATGCAAGCTATACATAGCTTTGCTCCTGACCTTGCAGTTGCATTTGAAAGATACGAACAATTAATGCGCCAAGGCAACGTTACCGCTGCAAGACAACAACTAGAACGTGCTAGAATTGAAGCAGAACGTCTAAGAACTGACGAAAATGTTTTGTCTCAGGTTAGATATGCTGGATCCGGTGCTAGTGTATTTGCTTCAGGTCTAAATGAAGTAGTTACACAGTTAAACAGTGGAGTTGCAGTAAGTAACGCAGCTATCGAAGCTGCTCTAAGAGCCGAAGGGAGAATAGGTCCTATAAGTGCTGAAGAAATAGCAAGAGAGCGTGGAAGAATTATTTCTGAAGCACAACAACAGCAGCAACGAGATACAACTGAAGGCACAGCGGCAATTTATCAAGGATACTTAGATTCTTTAGCACAACTTCAAACAATTGCTAGAGAAACACAAAGAATTACTGTTGAAAGAAGTTTTGCAGCAATTGAAGGTGCAGTAGTTGACTTAGCTAGACAGATTAGAGGACTAGATGTAACAGGAATTGTACGTAGCGTTGAAGATACAGCAGATGATGTTATAGGTAGAATGTTCCCAAGAACATCAGGACAAGGCGATACTTTAGGAAGAGCTAGTAATATGAACAGCTTCCTTAGTACACTAGCTGAAACATTTGAAGAAGGATCTCTTGGAAGAAGTACAGCAAGTAATTTAGTTACTGAAGTTGGCGAACTTATGGCTAGTATACGAGATGCAGGCGGAACAGCAACTCAAGAACAAAGAAACCGACTTAGCGAAATTGCAACAATAATGGAAGGACTAACAAGCGAATTAGTTAGTAGTGATCAAGCAGATCAACTAAGTCCAGAAATGATAGAAGCTATTAAAGGACTTGCAGGAGAAGGTTTTGCTAGAGGTACAATGGGTGCTGGAAAACTGTTTAGAGATTTTGGTGCCGAAACAATTACAGCATTACACGGTTTAGAAGCAGTTACAACACCGGATCAAATGGCTGATATTGTAAGAAGCAGTTCAGCAGGAACAATGCAAGCACTAGTAGATCAGTTTAATTCAGGTAATGCAGCAGCAATGGCACCGCAACTAGAAACATTTGCCAGAAACAATGTATCTACGCTAAATGGCATGTTAAATACAGTAAGGACACAAATGTCACAAAGCGGTGCAAATACTCCTGTGAATATTGATTTAACACCATTAGAAAATGCTATTATGAATTTACCTGCAAGATTTAAACAACCAGTAGAAGAAGCATTAAACAGTACGCTAAAACCTGCAATGGATCAAGTTGCGTCTAATACAATGCGAGGCGCAGAATTTACTGAAAGAACATATAAAAATACTAGAGGCATGGGTCAAGACTACATGAGGGGAGCATAACGTGAGTTGGAAAAAATATTTTACACCAGTAGGAACTGGTAATTCAGTTGATGGAGTATACAGTCCTATTAATGGTGCAGCTACAGGTGCTCGCCCAGGTCCTGCAAGATCAAACTATTCAAGCTATTTGCCAGATGTGTATGTAGGTTCGCCTAACCGTGTTGAGCGTTATGGTCAGTATAATACTATGGATAACGATTCAGAAGTTAATGCTGCTCTTGATATCCTTGCTGAGTTTTGTACACAAATAAACGAAGAAAACGGAACTAATTTTAAATTCCATTTTAACAAACCTGCAACTAATTCTGAAATACAAATTTTAGGTCAGTATCTAAAGCAATGGTGCAAAACACAAAAGTTTGAAACACGTATGTTCCGTATTTTCCGTAATGTATTCAAATACGGTGATGCAATTTTTATTAGAGATCCAGAAACTAAAAAATGGTATCATGTTGATCCTGCAAAACTTACACGCATTATTGTTAATGAAAGCGAAGGTAAAAAGCCAGAGCAATACATTATTAAAGACTTTAATCTAAACTTTAGAGAAATGGTTGCTACAGAGCCATATCAGACTAATGGCAACATTACAGGCGGCGGCACACCTAACAGTGGATATTTTACAGGCGGCGGCCGAGGCATGGTTGGCAATAGTCCTCAGCAAAGCGGATCACGCTTTAGTGTTGAAGACGGCGAAGTCGCTGTTAATGCAGAACATGTTGTTCATCTAAGCCTAAGTGAAGGACTTGATAATAACTTTCCATTTGGTAATTCACTATTAGAATCAATCTTTAAAGTTTATAAACAAAAAGAATTGCTTGAAGATGCGATTATTATCTATCGTGTCCAAAGAGCTCCAGAAAGAAGAGTATTCTACGTTGATGTGGGCAACATGCCTTCACACCTTGCAATGCAATTTGTGGAGCGTGTAAAAACGGAAATTCACCAAAGACGTATCCCATCCGCAACAGGGGGCGGCCAGAATGTCATAGACAGCAGTTACAACCCTCTGTCAATCAACGAAGATTACTTCTTCCCTCAAACTGCAGAAGGTCGCGGCAGTAAAGTTGAAACATTGCCAGGAGGTACTAACCTTGGAGAAATTGATGATCTTAGATATTTTACTAATAAGCTCGTACGCGGCTTACGAATACCTTCCAGCTATCTCCCTACAGGCGCTGATGACGGAGCAACTTCATTCCAGGATGGTAGAGTCGGGACTGCTTATATCCAAGAACTAAGATTTAACAACTATTGCGAACGTTTGCAAGGTCTAATTACAGAAGAATTTAATCAAGACTTTAAACGCTATTTGTTAGAAAAAGGTGTTAACGTTGATACAGCAATGTTTGATTTAAATTTCCAAGCACCGCAAAACTTTGCTGCATACAGACAGTCAGAACTTGACAATGCTAGAATACCTAGCTTTACACAGATACAACAAATTCCGTTTATGAGTAATCGTTTTGCAATGAAACGTTTCTTAGGTATGAGTCCTGAAGAAATTGCAGAAAACGAAAGATTATGGCGCGAAGAAAATGATGAAAACTTACAAGGTGCAGGAGCAGATGCTGCTGGAGAAATGAGAAGCGCAGGAATTAGTTCAGCAGGAATTAGTGCAGACCTTGATGGTGCAGAAGATATAGCAGACGGAGAAGGCGCTCCTGAAAATGGCGGAGAAGGCGCACCGCCAGAAACAGCAACTACACAAGATATTGGCGGCGGCGGAGCCCCGGCTGGCGAACAGACAATCTAAGACATAAATACTAGCATGATACTGAGAGAACTTTTTTACTACGATAAAGAAACCCTTGAGCCTACTGAAAACGATCAGTATGATCCTCAGTATGACGATTCTATTGTCGATGCATCAGACACTCGCAAAACACGTCTAACACTAAGCCAAATAAATCGTGCTCGCAAAGCTGCCGAAATACATACAAAAGAACAAGCAAAAGAACTTGACTTTGTTCGACAAATGTATGGAATAGCAGCACAGCAAGCAGCGATGGCATAAATGGCAAAGATAGACAAGTCAACACTTTCAAAAACAGAATGGCACATACTTAGAGAACAAAGACGTTGGGAAAAAGAACAAAAGCAAGTTTCCCAAGAAGTTCGTGTTCCTGAAGTACGCTCTGCTAGATTTGATACCGCATTTGTTTTAGGTAATGGCACTAGTAGAAAACCAATTGAACTTCCAGAATTAAAACCGCACGGAAAAATCTATGCATGTAATGCAGTGTATAGAGAATTTGATCCCGACTATCTAGTTGCAGTTGATGTTAAAATGATTTTAGAAATCAACAAAAGCAAATATCAACACATGCACGAAGTATGGACTAATCCAAATAGAGCATATCAAAACTTATCAGGATTTAATTTTTTTAATCCTAGCAAAGGATGGAGTAGTGGTCCGACAGCATTATGGTTAGCAAGTCAACATCATTACAAAAGAATCTTTATACTAGGGTTTGACTATAAAGGCTTAGAAGGCGGCAAAAAATTAAACAATATGTATGCTGATACAATGAACTATAAAAAGAGTTCAGATAGTGCAACTTTCTTTGGCAATTGGATGCGTCAAACTAAAAATGTAATATCTACACATACTGATATTGAATACATTAGAGTAATACAGCCAGATAATTATATTCCTGAAGAGCTAAATAATTTTAGTAATTTGAAGCACATTACTATTGAAGATTTCCAAAAAATGTTCAATCTTTCCTAGCTTCTGTCCAAAATGGCTCGTTTTGAGCCTATTTCTATGCACTTTTCTCTAAGATTGTTAAATACAACTGACAGCCTTACCATAGGTAAAACATTTATAGGAGAAAAAAATGGCAGATCTAAAGAAATTTGAAGAAATGCTTGAGCGCCTAGTCAATGAAGACAAAGAAGGTGCGGAAGAGCTTTTCCACGAGATTGTGGTTGAAAAATCACGCGAAATTTACGAAAACTTACTAGAAGACGACCTAGACGACGAAGAAGTTGATGAAGCAACTGACGAAGAAGTTGAAGAGTCAGATGACGAAGATCTAGACGAAGCAGACGACGAAGAAGTTGAAGAGTCAGATGATGAAGAAGTTTCAGAAGACTTTGACCTAGACGAGTTTGAAGTTGAAGCAGATCCAATGGCAATGGACATGGGCGGCGATCCAGCAGATGATATGATGGGTGACGTAGACGCTGATGCAGAGCCAGAAATGGGCGACGAAGAAGGTGAAGGCGATATTGAAGATCGTGTAGAAGACCTAGAAGACGCACTAGATGATCTAAAAGCAGAATTTGATAAAATGATGTCAGACGAAGACGGCGAAGACGACGAAGAAGGCGACGACATGGACATGGACATGGACGCTGACGACGAAGAAGAAGCTGAAGAAGAAGCAATGGCGTTTGAAGCTGACGACGAAGAAGTTGACGAAGCAGCTGATGAAGAAGTAGAAGAATCAAAAGCTCCTAAGTCATCCGCAGAGCAGATGCGCGAGTATGTTGAAAAAGTAGTAGGCGGCCACGGTGCTGAAACTAAAGGCAAAGGTGAAAGCGGTGCAAACACTAAATCAACTGTTGCTGGTAAAAACGACATGGGCGGCACTGCATCAAACTTGAACCAGGGAGATACCGGTGATGTTGTAGAAGCAGGCAAAGGTGCTTTAAAAGGCAACGGTCTAGCAGACACAACTGCAAAAGAAGATAACGCTGGTAACGTAAATGTACCTGGTGCAAAGGCTGGTAAAGCACAAAGTGCAGTATCAGCAGGCCATGGAGCAGAAAAGAAAGGCTCAGGCGAAGCAGCTGACAACAAAAAATCAACAATTGGCAGCTAATTAAGGACTAAAGGATGGGAAACTATTTACGAGAGCATTTGACATTCGACCAAGCAGGAATGGTCGTTGAGTCTACCGACAATGCACAGGGCGGAAAAGACCTTTATATGAAAGGCATCTGCATACAAGGCGGTGTGCGTAATGCTAACCAGCGTGTATATCCTGTAAATGAGATTGGTAGGGCTGTCAAAACTCTCAACGATCAAGTAAGCGGAGGTTACAGTGTTCTCGGCGAAGTAGATCATCCAGAGGGACTAAACATCAACTTAGATCGTGTAAGCCATATGATCACAGAAATGTGGATGGATGGCCCAAACGGTTATGGTAAGTTAAAAATTCTACCAACTCCAATGGGACAATTAGTCAAAACCATGCTAGAGTCTGGCGTCAAATTAGGCGTCAGCTCTAGGGGGTCTGGTAATGTTGTAGAAGGCAGTGGCGAAGTTAGTGATTTTGAAATCATTACAGTAGACGTTGTTGCCCAACCTAGTGCTCCTGGGGCGTATCCTACGCCTATCTACGAGCATTTAATGAATGCCCGTGGTGGGTATAAGGCATACGAATTGGCACAGGCGACCAAAGAGGACGCAAAGGCACAAAAATATCTAAAAGAATCGCTGATTAACATAATCAGTAAACTCCAATAATGAGGAGATGGTAAAATGTTGGATGCACTAAAAACTTTATTCGAAAATGATGTAGTATCGGAAGAGGTGCGTCAATCTATCGAAGAGGCTTGGGAAGCAAAAATTACGGAAAACCGTAAAGCTGTCACTGCTGAACTTCGTGAAGAATTTGCTAAGAAGTACGAGCACGACAAGCAAACAATGGTTGAGGCTATTGACACAATGCTTGAAGAGCGTCTTGCTACAGAACTTCAAGAGTTTGCGGAAGATCGCAAACAACTAGCTGAAGCTAAAGCAAAGTATGCAGTAGCACAGCGTGAAAACGCTAAACTACTAAAGAACTTTGTAATGGAAACACTAGGTAAAGAAGTTGGCGAACTACACGAAGATCAGAAAGCAATGGCAGAAAAATTTGCCAAGCTAGAAGAATTCGTAGTTGAAGCACTGTCTAAAGAAATTGCAGAATTTTATGAAGACAAGAAAGACTTAGCTGAGACTAAGGTTAAATTAGTCAAAGAAGCTAAAACAAAATTTGCACAAGTCAAAAAAGATTTCGTTGCGAAAAGTGCTACTTTGGTATCAGAAACTGTTTCAAAGAAACTTGGTCAAGAAATTGGTCAATTGAAAGAGGATATCGAATCTGCACGTAAAAATGACTTTGGTCGCAAGCTATTCGAAGCATTTGCTGCTGAGTATAGCACTAGCTACCTAAACGAAAAGTCAGAAACTGCAAAACTGCTAAAAGTCATTGATATGAAAGAAAAGCAAATTGCAGAAGCAAAAACACTAGCTGTTAAAGCTAAGAAACTTGCAGAGTCAGCGGCAAAAGAGAAATCTATGCTTGTTGAATCAGCTCGTAGAGAAAAGAAATTGAACGACTTAGTTGCGCCATTAGGCAAAGCTCAGCGTGAAATTATGACAGACTTACTGGAAAGCGTTCAAACTGATAGACTTCAGTCTGCGTTTGACAAGTACCTACCGGCAGTCATTGACGGAAACACTCCAGCTAAGAAGAAGGCAGTATTATCAGAGGCAAAAGAAGTAACAGGCAATCGTGACGAGATGTCACAAACTAACGTTAGTTCAAAGGCAGACGCAGACAATTTAGTCGAGTTTAAGCGTCTAGCTGGATTAAATTAAGGAGAAAACCAATGTCAGAACTATTAGAAGGACGCTGGTCAGATACAAAAACTGCACTTCTAGAAGGCCTAAATGGCACTAAGAAAGCTGTAATGGAAAGCACTCTTGAAAATACTCGCAAGTATCTACAAGAATCTGCAACAGCTGGTGCAACTTCTGCCGGTAATGTAGCAACTCTAAACAGAGTTATCCTACCTGTAATTAGACGAGTAATGCCAACAGTTATCGCAAACGATATCGTTGGTGTACAGCCTATGACAGGTCCAGTGGGTCAAATCCACACACTACGTGTACGTTACAGCGATACAGCTGACAACGTAACAGCAGGTGATGAAGCACTATCACCATTCAAGATTGCGTCTGCGTACTCAGGTAACAACGACGACAGCAACCCAGAAGCATCAAGCACTGCTTCACTAGAAGGTACTGCTGGTAAGCGTCTAAGCATCCAGATCTTGAAACAAACAGTCGAAGCTAAAACTCGTAAACTAAGCGCACGTTGGACTTTTGAGTCTGCACAAGACGCTCAGTCACAGCATGGCATCGACGTTGAAGCAGAAATCATGGCTGCACTAGCACAAGAAATTACTGCTGAAATCGATCAAGAAGTTCTAACTTCACTACGTGCTCTAGCAGGTACAGTTGAAACTTACGACCAAGCGGCTGTAAGTGGTACTGCTACTTTCGTAGGTGACGAACATGCTGCACTAGCAGTTCAGATCAACCGCGTTGCTAACTTGATTGCACAGCGTACACGTCGTGGCGCTGGTAACTTTGCAGTTGTAAGCCCATTTGCGCTAACAATTCTACAAAGTGCAACAACTTCAGCATTTGCACGTACAACTGAAGGTTCGTTCGAAGCACCAACTAACACTAAGATGGTTGGTACATTGAACAATGCAATGAAAGTATATGTTGATTCATATGCTTCAGACGCAACTCCAGTACTAGTTGGCTACAAAGGTTCAAGCGAATCAGATGCAGCGGCATTCTACTGCCCATACATCCCGCTAATGAGCTCAGGTGTTGTACTAGATCCATCAACATTCGAACCAGTCGTATCATTCATGACACGTTATGGTTATGTTGAACTAAGCAACACTGCGTCATCTCTAGGTAACGCAGCTGACTACCTAGGTGAAGTTGCTATTACTAACGGTAACGTTAGCTTTAGCTAAGTTTTACTTAGATAGTAAAGAGATAAAACAGGACCTTCGGGTCCTGTTTTTTTATGAATAAAATTAAAAAAATGTAAAAAAGTGGTTGACTTTTATTTTATTGATGCTATATTAATAACATAACAAGACGTTGTTATATGGGTTGGCGCTAATAATCCTG